ATGCTTGCGTCCCAAACCAAAATGCAATGATGCTCGAAAGGATCAACATTTCATCTTCGCCGAACACATTATCCATAGCTACGGCAAAAGGGATGCCGGTGCTATAGGCGTACCATACACCAGTTGCATTCAAAACAACAAGTTCCAGCACAAAGATATAAGTCACCACAGGTCTGACCGAGGCTCGAAGATTGACGATCCATTGGCTCGCGCCCTTGCCGATTTCCATGTCGTGGGCGTACAGGGCCGACCGCTCCTGCGCCTGCGTCTGCATAGCAATCTGCTCGGTCTTGATTTCTTCGATGCGCTCCTGCGACTGGAACCCGCGAGCAGCCATCTCGAGCTCTTTCTCCTTTTGGAGAGCGAGGATAGCCAGCTCATGCTTTTTGTCCTGCTTGTCTTGGAAGAAATCGAGAATCTTCGGGAGGCCGCCAGCCAAGAAAGACAAGAATGTTGAGAGCATCGTCATCATAGCGGCAACCCCTACTTATCGCGTTTGTTGATTAGGTCAAATAGCGTCTTGATCTTGTCCTCGAGCACAGCGACGCGAAGATCCAGCTTTGAGAGGACAATAATCAGCGTGATCAGAGCAAGGATCACGGGCCATGCTCGAGTAAAGATCTCGAACAGTTCCATGTTATTTATCCGCTTTGGTCGTATGGAGCTGGTTGATCAGATTGAATATGTCGTCAAGGGTGCGGCGAATGTGCTGCACATCGTCCCGGTAATCGGCCTTGGTGACGTAGATATGCGGCATATTGCGCACATCCTTGTCGAGCTGCGCAATCGACCGGCTGATGTTGTTCAAAATCCAGCCGCCCATAAAACCGGACACGCCGACTAGAATGTTGAAAAGCATCTGCGCATCCATCGTCAAACTCCCGGGACTGCTCTACGCGGGGCCGATGCCGCGATCTGTTCGGCCTTTGCAAATCGTTCAGCGGCTTGGCCTGCAATCGGAGCGGCGGCCAGCAGGGCTTGCGTCTGCTGCTGTTGCGCGTCCTCGGCGTCCATTTCGGCCAGCTCGTCATCGGTACGCAGCGCCTTGGCCGGAACACCATTGGCCTCGGCAATGAGCTTGATCGCCTCGTCGGCATTGATCCGGCGCAGCACAGACATATCGCCGGAGACTTGCGCGACCGGCAGCATGGCCTCGATCGTGCGCAGGATGCCCGCGGCCTCTTCGGTCTTCATCAACCGGGCAAGCGGCCCCTGATACCGCGGCAGAATCTCGCCACCGGATGACAGGTAATCGAACAACACAGGCGGCGGCTCCGGCAAGTTGAAGCTCGCCGAGAGCAGGTCGAGCTCGCGGTCAATGATCGGCCCCAAGAACTCCGACTGCTGGCGACCCATCGTCGGCCCGAGCAGAGCGCCCTTTTCTTGCGCGCGCTGCAACACTTCGGTCGCCGTCATAGCTCGCGGCTCTTCAACAAGGATCTGGAACAGCGTCACCAAGAACGAGTCGTTCACAGCGCGACGCTTCTGGTCTGCCATCTCGATTCCGATCGGCAGATTGCCGCCCGTCATCAGAGGCTGCACCAGCGGCGTACCGTCGTCACGGAGGTAGCCGTAGTTCAACGCATTGGGGCGCACAGAGAAGGCATTCAAAGCCCCCTCTTCCGTCAGGATGAGCGGAGGATCGACCATGCGGTGCGCCATACGGAGCATGGTCTTTTCCATCTCTTGCAGGGACTTGATGTCGGCCAGAGCCTCCATCGCAGGAGAGCGCCCATAAATCTCACGCGGTCCGGTGACGTACCGACCGACCGCATACGGCATCACTCGATAGCCGCTGTCCTCGAGCAGCACTTGCCCTTCACGGGAAACGTACCGCGACAGGAATCGCATACCGTCAGCGCCAGCCATGCCTTCCTTGTAGTCGGCGTTCGGGCGAACGCAATGCACAAACTCGAACATCGTGTTCGGCGCGCTCTTGGCCTGCTCAACAATGCCGCGGGGCAACTTGTCAGCCCAGCCCGGGATCTGAATCGCTTGACGCGCCGAGAGCTGGAACGATCGGTAACAGGTATCCACTCGGCCAACGTGGTCGAGATCGATCACCAGTTCCGACATCGGGATCGCTCTGTAACGCAGCGTAACGCCCGGCACCTCGTCGATGAAGAGTGCCGACGTACCAAATGCGCCGAGGCTCATGTAGCACTCAAAAGCCTGCGAGGCAAAGTTCGCGCTCGGCGAGTACCGTTGCCGGAACATGATGTCTCGCAACGTGTCGCACCAGCGACGCACAGCGATGTCGTCATCGAGTTCAGGGATGCCAGTTTGCAGGCCGTGCCACAACTGGGTCGCAGGGGTCAGCATCGAATCCATCGCGGCAGCGAATCGCGGCAGGGCGCGCTGGGCGGTCGAGTCGAAGATCTTCTCCGATCGCTTCTCGCCCGGTGTACGCCAGCCCGTCATCTCGGCCATCGTCGGCCAGACGCGCTCGGCTACTTCCTGCCAATGGTTCTCCCATGTACCACGCGCGCCTTTCAGACGATCGTAGCCCTCGAGGACTTCAGCAGCGCGTGAATCAGCCATCTTTACTTACTCCAAGGCAACCGCACAAACGAGACCGGCTCTGGCTGGTTATCCACCTGCGCCTGCACCTTGGCCTCGTATTCGCCCGCAGCAGCACCGAGGGCTTGCTTTACCCACTCCACGGCCTGCTCGTGAGTCACCGAGTCAAACGCTACAAAGGCGGCAGCATCGGGCGGCAGCAAGTCTACCTCGCCGAACGTATAGCCGTGTTTAGCGCCGTCAGACGCCAGCACATCAAACGTGCAGCGAACGATTACATCGCTCAAGCCGCCGACGCTAGATGTTTCTACTCGAGTGACCTTCCAAGTAATCATCATTACACCTCGGCGTCGAGCGCAGTTTTGCGATCCCACACCCACTTGGCCGCCGCTGCCGGGTCAAACGGCTTTACTGATTCCGGGTCGGTAGGGTCATCTTGAACCGTCCAGTCCGCGCCAACGGCAGCGAGGTAGTCCTGTAACGCCTGCTGGGTCGGAACGACCTCAAAGTCTCCCGTCATGCCGGGTTCAAGAAGACCCACGAATACCGTGTCATCGTGTCGCGTGGTACCGGGAGAGGCAACGCCAAACGCGCCACCTACGCCCTCGGGGTGCAGGCACAAAAACGACGGCACGGTGCCGTCCGGGTTAAGCCGGTATTTGATGCAATCGTGCATGGTGCGACTCCGCATATTGTCCGTTAAAGCAATGCGCCCCGAAATGCCCCAACTGGCACCACGGCGCTACCCATACCGTGCCGCCCTTTTCGCGGTACAGATGGCAAAAATTATAGTCTTCAGAAAGCAGTTCGTGGTTTACGTTCTGCACCTTGAAGAAGTCATAGTGCTTCTGGCCGTCCTTCTCATACCAGCCCACATGGGGCTTGAGACGGTCAAACACATGGCGAGCAATCAGCATGAATCCGGTGCCAACGTGCCTTACTTGAAACGGCACGTTTGGGCTAACCATTTCATGCCCCGGCAACTTGTTGACGTTGAAGATGCCAGTCAGCAGGTCTAGGCGAGCGTGGCCGTCCTTTGCGCCCTCTCGCACCCGCTCCCAGTTGATGCCCTTCATCGGCACCGCACCGCCAATAATGCCCTTGTCGGCCTTGATCATCTTGGCAATGTCGTTCGGCACAAACTTCTGGTCTGCGTCGATGAACATGAGGTAGTCGCCGTCTGTATTTAGAAACTCATGCGCGATGGTGTTACGACCGCGCTGGATCAGCGACTCGTTGCCAAGGAAAATCGTCGTCAGTTTGATGCCATGCTGAAGGCAGGCTTCTTTCAAGCCCAGCAGAGACTCTGTGTACTCGGTACACATCATCCCGCCATAGCACGGTGTTCCGACGACGAGGTGCATTAGGCCGCCTCTGGCTCTTTGACCGGCGCAGGTAGCGCGTTGGTCAGGGACGAGCGGTCGAACACAGAGAACCCACGACGAGCGGCAAACTTGGCCGGGTCTTCCTGCCACTTGTCGGCACAGGCTTCGAGCCAGCGCAGCGTCATCTCATGGGTCGGAGCCTTACCGCTTTCAATCAGTTCGGCTTCCATCTTGAGGTACGCCACGACTTCAGCCTGCGCTTGGGTCGCGTTGATGCCAAGGTCAAAGAGATAGATCAGGTTGCCTTCGTCAATCACACCGCCACGGCTACGAGCCGCGTTTAGCGCCTGCTTCATGCAGGTCATAATGTGATAACGGGCTTCTTCCTTCTCGTAGTCTTCCTCGGTGATTTCGTTCTTGCCGACCTTTTCCAACAACTGCCGGTGCTGATTGACCAAGAAGTTCATCTTACGCACGGCACCGTGAACGGCGTTCTGCGCGTTCTCGGTATGCGTGTTGATTTCCATAATCTCAATTTCAAGCAACTCACGGTCAAACTCGTCCGTGGCTGTAAGCAGCGCGGCTTCCTTGCGCTTCTTTTCGACCTGCTTCTTGCGGAGGTTGATGTACGCTTCTTGCAGCGCCATCTTGGTGCGCTCGACTTCAGCCAGCGTGTGCTTGATGGAGCGGATCGGCGTAATAGCCGTTACGTCCAGCGTCACCTGCATGAACTGCGAGTGCGACTTATGGAAGTTGCTAGAGTCCTTCACGACCGCAGGCATGCGCTGCTCGATGTTCTGCAACATCAAGTTGTATTCCGGTTTAGCAACCGGCAGGTTCGTGTAGGGCGTGTGAGCAACCAAATCCATTAGATACCTCCGTGGCAGTTAGAAGCAGCGGCAAGACTATCGTTAGGGCTAATTAAATCGCCAAAATCTGTAGCGTTACCAGCAGAAGCAATAGTAATGTAATCAATCGTGTTGTTAGATGCCGCCACAAACCCGCCGCCAAACACACCGCGAGTAGGCGATGAACACGCCGCCAGTATTGACCTTGCGGTTGTTAAATCACCAAAATCCGTTGCGTTACCAGTAGATGCAATCGTAACGTAACCAATAACATTGGTTGCCACACTAGATACTCGCCCTCCCCCAAACACACCAATAGTGTTTGAAGAACAACCCGCTAAATAATCCACTTGAACAGTCAAATCGCCAAAATCAGTTGAATTTCCAACAGATGCAATGGTGACGTATTCAATTACGTTTACTGCGCTTCCGGCTGGGTTTCCGCCAGCAAACAAACCGCGAGTTGTAGAGGAGCAAGACGCCAATACAAAGTTGGCCGCAATCAAATCACCAAAATCTGTGGCGTTACCAACAGAAGCAATAGTGATGTAATCAATTACGTTGACGCGATCAGATACCGTAAACCCACCGCCAAACAAACCTCGTGTGTTTGATGAACAACTTGCTAAATAACCTCTTGCTACAGTTAAATCTCCAAAATCAGTTGTTGATCCCGGCGATGTAAATGTTATGTATTGAATTACGTTTGTTACAGTCCCAGCGGTACTGCCTCCAGCAAATATGCCTCTTGTACTAGAACCACATCCTGCAAGCGCATAATTAGTAGCCAGTAAGTCGCCAAATACAGACGAGTTACCCGTAGTAGCAATGTTGATGTACTGCGTAATGCTTTGACTAACGCTTTGATTTGCCCCACCAGCAAATACACCAATCTGACTTGACGACGGAGCCGGGATCGGCGTCACGCCACCGCTGGCGTTGGAGCAGGCGGCAAAAGAATTTCTGGATACCGTTAAATCGCCAAAGTCAGTAGCGTTACCAACAGAAGCAATGGTGACGTAATCAATAGTATTTATGCGAGATGATCCATTCCATCCACCGCCAAACAATCCCCGTGTATTTGAGGAGCATCCTGCAAGACTGCTAACCGCTGTATTAAGGTCGCCAAAATCTGTGGCGTTGCCTATGGTTGCAATGGTTATATAATCAATTATGTTTTGGCGACTTACGCCGTTAAATCCACCGCCAAACAAACCGCGCGTATTTGACGAAAGCCCCGCCATTTCATATCTTGAAACCGTTAAATCGCCAAAATCAACGGCGTTTCCTGTGGAGGCTATCAATAAATAATTGATTATATTGTTTGCAGCGCCACCATTAATTCCAAGAGCAAATACGCCTCTTGTCGGGGAAGCGCAAGCAGCGGTATATGCTGCGTCAAGTTGCAAATCGCCAAAATCTATCGCGTTTCCAGCAGAAGCAATAGTTATGTATTGAATAACATCTACTGTGCTGAATCCAGCGTTATATCCACCTCCAAAAATACCGCGTGTTTCTGAAGAACATCCACCAGAATATCCTTGAAGAGAAATTAAATCGCCAAAATCGGTAGCATTGCCAGCGGTGCTAATGGTTACATAATCAATAGTATTGACTATGCTTCCTGTATCTCCACCTGCCCAAACGCCTCTTATAGAAGAAGCGCAGGCGGCAACTCCGTATCTGGCTTGAGTCAAATCACCAAAGTCGGTGGCATTGCCAGCCGTATCAATTTGCACGTAATCAATGACGTTTGAAGCCGCAGTAGCAAAACCACCGCCAAACAAACCGCGAGCGGCAACACCCTGCAATACCTGCCCGAGCAGTATCTGAAGAATACCGCTCATGGCTTAACTCACATTGCCGGAGATGACGCAGACCGTACCCGACAGGAACAGAATCGTCGCTACGCCTCGCGTTGCCAAAGTTACGCTCGCCTTATCCGCATCCGTCCCCGCGATATACGCCGTCGTAATCGTGCAGGTAATGGTGACGTTGCCGGATGTGTTGTTGAAGATTGACACCACATCGCCAGCAGAGAACGTCGCATCAGGGATCGTGATAGAACCCGACGCGCCAACCTCGACGAATCGACCCACATCTGTTGTCGCCAGCGAGTAGCTGGTCGTCTTCGCAGATCCAGATTGCGGAATCGATCGGATGTGCCGATCGGTGATTTTGAAGTTACTGCCTGATCTGGCGATGATGTATTCATCAGCAGTCGTCGACGGAATGCCCGACGTCAGCGCACTAATCTTTTTGTCAGTAGCCATTTATTACTCCAAAAGGATAAATGCGCCGTCCTCCAATAGGACATTTGCGCCATCTTCCAGCTCGACGTTTCCGACCAAATCGTCAGGCGAAATAAACTGCGGGTTGTCGCGCGTTGCCGTGCGACCAAACGTGCGCTCGTCTGTACGCTCGTCGGTTCTCATCAGAACGCAGCAGACGGAATCCGCAGAGCCATCGCGTAGACGCCAGTCGCCGTTGCGATATTGCAGCGGATCTCACCAGCGCCAAGCTCGAACAAGCCGCCGCCCGAGGCGGTCAGCGTCGTATTGGTGCCGACGTCCTGCGCGGTGCCGTTCGGGCCTTTGCATTGGAGCTTGACCGTACCACCACCAAACGTGCCTTCGACGCGGAACTCACCGCGGCCACCCGGCCACATGAACCATGCGCCTGTCGCGCTTGCGTTGGATGCGAGAACAATGCCTGTCGCCATTTTCAGTCTCCGTTTAGGCCGCTACGGCCTTGATCACCGCAAATGAAAGAACCGGCGTATCTGTGCCGGCTGATGGGATGGTCGCGTTGTCGAGGTTGCCGACCGAGATCGTGCAGCTACCCGCAGCAACCGCCGTCACACCGACTCGATAGTATTTCGCTGTGCCTGCTGCGAGGCCAGACTTGATGCTGACCACCACAACGTCATTGGCTGCGATTGCGCTGTTGGTTAGCACGAACTCATCGGCCTCATGGCCTGATATTGTTCCAGCCACAAGAGTGATCGTGCCGCAGATCTTGTTCAGCGTGACGCCTGTCGTTCTCGAGGTCGCCTGTGTGACTGCGCCACCGGCTCCGTTCGTGTAGCCGATGCCGTCCGTAGCAGATGCTGACTTGATGAATCCTGCCGCCGTAGCGGAGCCATCCTTGCGCACCGACCACTTCGACACACCGCCGACCTGCAAGTCATCGAGCAGGCTGGCCGATGCCGAGGCCGTGTCCGTGACGTTGAACTTGCGCGCCGTGAACGTCGTCAGGGCGTTGTTCCAAGTATCTGCAAGCGCACCAATGGCATTTCCGACGATCGCCGCAGCGGTCGCCTTCTTCGTCTCTGTGCTGCCTGTGTCGACGATCGGCAAGACGTCAGCGGCAGGATCGATAGACCCCTGCGCAAGTGACGTCAGCGCCGAGATTTTCTTGGTAGCCATCAGCCGCCGCCGAGCAGTCTAGAAACGCCAACCGAGCCGGTCTGCTGACTGGCCGGTGTCGACATGATCGTGGAGCCGCGACCCTTGCGGCGAGCCATGCGGCGCTGTTCGATGCGCGAGAGTTGCGCCTCATCCACCGTTGGAGGCGGAGGCGTCGGCTCGATCTTCGGCATCTTCGGCTTAAAAAGACTTGACATATCGCACTCCCTTTGGGTTGCGACGACAGTCTACCCCAGCACTCGGTAGTCTGCTACAGCCGATTGTGGTGCGTGACGACGGGCTGACTCGGTGCCGCGGAAGGGCTTGCGACCCTTGGCGAGATAGCGCAGAGCGTCGGCAAAGTGCGACGTCCAATCGTGCAGCGGCTTGTCCTTAAACCGCTGGAGCTTGTCGTCGTACTCGCGCCGGTACTGCCTGATCGCATCGAGCGCTCGCACCATGCGCGCTCTGGCTTCGTCTGGCGTCTCGCCCGGGAACGGCTCCGGTGCCATGTTGAACTCGGTCGCAGGCAGCATCATGCGCACAGACTGGATGCCGTCGTCGACCGAATCGCGCTCGAGGATGCGAGGCTTGAATCCGTAGTTCGCTGCGACCTGCACTCGAGACTGCCCGCTGCCCCATTCCTGCTGCGCGCCGTCGTGCGGCCAGATGTGTTCTCCGTAGACGTAATCGAGCGCGAGCAGCTTCTTGACGTACCACTCGAGGCCGACACCGGAACCCTCGAGCACGTTGATGATGCGCACCTTGCCGCCGATCAGTTGGTAGAACCAGATCACCGTCGAGTCGCCGATGCCGATGTCCCATGCCGTACCGACAGGTTGGCCGATGATGTGCGGGAACTCGCCGATCCTGCCGTTCACCTCGGCGCTGTGGATCAACTCGCCGTAGTACGCACCCGGAATGTCTGCGTCGAAATCGCAATAGTATTCCTGCCGGATGATCGCTTCGGCTTCCTTGTCGCCGCGCTCCATGCGCAGCTCTTTGCGCTCTCGAGCGATCGTATCCATCGGGATCGCTTTCGTATCCTCAACGGTCAGCACCTGCCCGAACCAATCTGGATCTTTGCGCGCGTAATCGACCAGCCGGGCAAAGTGATTCCTGCCGCGGGGAGTCGAGATGAAGATCGCCCAACCGCCGTTCTCGGCGAGGATCGGTCGCAGGAATGCCCATGCATTGGGATCGGCCATCGCGTACTCGGAGAACACGACGCCGACCGGAGGCGAGCCGACGAGGCTGTTGTAGTTGTCGCTGCCGACGACCTGCCATGTCGAACCGTTCTTGAACCGGATGAACATATCCTGCTCGCGCGTCGATTCGCGCAACTCAAGCGGAAATGCGTCGTCGATGCGACGTCTGCCGGTGTGCGGGTTCACGGCATCCCAGATCGCCTTACGCGATTGGTTGGCCTGCGGGAGCATATGCCACACAGATCCGACGCGGGTCATCATGGAGACAGCCGCCCAATGCAGGCTGA